AAAAAGCTCACGATATAACTGGAGAAACAAATATAGTGATATCAGGTGGTTTTGGATTAAATTGTGTAGCCAATTACAAATATTTGAAAAAATTTCCAAACTTTAAATTTTATATAGATCCTATTAGTCATGATGGCGGTACTGCATTGGGATTGGCTAGATATGCATACTATATTCATACTCAATCAACAGAACTGAAAAAATTATCCACAATATTTTTAGGCCCCCCTCCCAGTTATGATCAATTAGAAAATATTGCAAAAGAAAATCCTATGACAATTTCTTCAGTTACTGCTAAAGATATTGCTTCACTTATTACCGAAGGAAATATTGTTGCATTATTTCAAGGACGTAGCGAAGGTGGTCCAAGAGCATTAGGAAACAGAAGCATCTTATTTGATCCAAGAAACGTACAAGGTAAAGACATCGTAAATCGAGTTAAAATGCGTGAATGGTTTAGACCATTTGCAGGTAGTGTATTGGCAGAAGATGCTGACGACTGGTTTGATATGGCCGGACTCGACGAAAGTCCTTTTATGATGTATGCTGTAAATGTAAGAGAAGATAAAGTTAATATAATTCCTGCGGTAACACATGTCGATAATACCTGTCGTGTGCAAACTGTGAATGAAACTGATAATCCTAATTTTTACCAGTTAATAAAAGAATTTAAACTTTTGACTGATGTACCCGTATTATTCAATACTAGTTTTAATTTAGCAGGACAACCTTTAGTAGAAACATTGTTTGATGCTCTTGTGACTGTATTCAACAGCGAAATTGAATATCTTTACTTGCCTGATATTGGTAAACTTGTAACTAAAAAACTGTGATGAGAAAAATACATTTTATATCTGGTCTTCCTCGATCAGGCAGTACACTTTTATCTGCTATTCTAAAACAAAATCCTAAGTTTACAGCCGGTATATCTGATCCATTACATTCTTTTATTCATAGTATTATTAATGAAAAAAATAAATCAGTGGGAATGGATGCAGTCTGTCCTAACGAAAAATGTCAAGATATAATGCTGGATCTAGTTCAAAGTTTTTATAAAAATGATAGATCGGTTTGTTTTAATACAAATAGAGGGTGGAGTGCGGACACCAGTCTTTTAAAAGAACTATATCCTGAATTCAAAATGATTATTTGTGTTCGTGATGTTGCATGGATACTTGATAGTTTTGAACAATTGAACGCTAAAAATCCCTTTACAATTAAACCGTTATATCATCATCAAGATTTAGGGAATGTACATGATAGATGTAGAATGTTAATGGGAGAAATTCCAAATTTTGGGGGCTATGTTCATGGTCCTTTAATTAATGTACAACAGAGTATGTTTTGTAACGAAATCAAAAATTTGATTTTTCTAGAATACGATACTTTAGTTAAGTATCCAAACGAGTCAATGGAGCAAATCTACGAATTTTTAAATGAGCCATATTTCCAACATGATTTTGGAAATGTAGAAGACTCTTATGATGAGTTCGATGAACAGGCAAAAATTACAGGTTTACATACTGTTAGAAAACGTGTAGAGTATAAAACTAGAAGAAGCATACTCCCAGGAGAATTATGGGACAGATATTCTCCAATGACTTTTTGGAAACACGAAAATTTTCAGCAAAGAAATTTACTTAATTGGGTAGTAGAGCCGTCTGAAAAGATAACACTACCAGTACAAACTTCTCAAACTTTAAAAAATTATCAGCCTGTAAGAAGACAATTGTAAAATGATTAATCTGTTTGGCAAAGGATATATCGGTTCAAGATTTGCTGAACTATATCAATGCAAGATAAATGATAAAACCGATCTTATACCTAAATTAACTGACTGTACTGATTTATTATACTTAATAAGTACCGTAGATAATTACAATGTTAAAACAAATCCCTATATAGATATAGAAACAAACTTAACAACTCTAATAAGAGTGTTAGAAAACTTTAGACAAAATCACAAAAGTTCCGATATTGTTTTTAATTTTGCTAGTAGTTGGTTTGTTTATGGGGATACCGAATTACCTGCAAAAGAAACAAGTAGTTGTAATCCTAAAGGTTTTTACAGCATTACAAAACGCAGTGCTGAACAACTATTAATTTCTTATTGTGAAACATTTAATTTACAGTATAGAATTTTACGATTTGCAAATGTATTAGGATCTAATGATAACAAAACTGGGAAGAAAAAAAATGCTTTAACTTATTTAATAAATGAACTAAAAGCTAATAACCCTATACAGTTATATGATGATGGTAATATACTTAGAGACTATATTCATATCGATGATTTATGTAGAGCAATTAAACTGATAATAGACAACGGTAGAGTGAATGAAATTTACAATATTGGTAATAATATTCCACATAATTTAAATGACATTGTAAAATATATTCAACAGTATGGGTCAACTTCTTCGATTGAGTTTATCAAAACTCCTGAATTCCATAAAATTGTGCAAGTAAAAAACATGTATATGGATTCTTCTAAATTATTTTCATTAGGTTATACCCCGACTTATACAATCGATCAAATATTAGATGAATTATATTTCAGCAAATAAAAGGAAAATTTTATGACAGCAGTTAGAATTCTTGTAATGGGACTACCCGGTTCTGGAAAAACATATTTTTCTGAAAAACTGAAAGAGTATTTAGAAACATTCAGCAATATTTCCAATATGCCATCGACTAAATTAATAAGTTATGAATTCGCACCTATAAATTGGAAAGCCAAAGTAGATTGGTTCAATGCTGACGAAGTTAGAAAAAAATACAATGATTGGGACTTCAGCAGAGAAGGTAGAATTAGACAGAGTTTAAGAATGGCGCAATTTGCCTTAGAATGCTCAGGTGACTATGTTATTTGTGATTTTGTTGCACCTTTGCCTGAAATGCGACAGAATTTTAAGGCAGATTGGACTATTTGGATGGATACTATAGATTCCGGAAGATATGAAGATACTAATAAAGCGTTTGTTCCTCCGGAAATTTATGACTTTAGAATTATAGAACAAGACGCAGAAAAATGGGTACCGTTTGTTGGGCAACATATTTTACAAAATAAACGTCGCCCTACTTTTGACTGGCGTAAAGAAACAGTTCAAATGTTGGGACGTTGGCAACCGTGGCATGCAGGACACCGTGCACTATTCGAACAAGCAATTCAAAAAACAGGTCAAGTATGTATTATGATTCGTGACTGTCAAGGCTGGCAAGATAGTAACCCATTTGAAATTCAACAGGTAAAAAATCGTATTAAAAGAGACCTAGATCCATTCTATCAAGGACAATATGAAATTGTTATTGTTCCAAATATTGTAGAAATAGTTTATGGTAGGAATGTAGGATATAAAATAAATAAAATCGAGCTTCCTGAAGATATACAAAAAATCTCTGGAACAAAAATAAGACAAGAAATGAAAAATAACGGGTTAATATAGGAGATAATAATGACCGCTGTAACACTAGATAAACCATATGTAATCAGACCATCTACAACAGAATTAACATCGACAGAATTTGTCGTAACATATATAAGTGAAAACTATGGTCTAGACATTAATAATAGAGCCCCGGGACGAAGTAATAGTGTCGAAGCAAATGTGGTACTTAGTACAGACCCTTATGTAGAGCATAGAATGACTGTATGGGAAGGTGACGAATATCTTGCGGTAAAAGGTACGTGGACAGATCAAGATCTTTATAATAAAATTAAACAGATCTTAGAAGCCTAATCAATAAGTTCTAACACTACATCTAATTTTGCCTTTACAGTTTTACTGTTAAGGGTATTTTTAACACCTTGATGTAATGGCTTGGGCCAATTTTCATAGTTGACCCAAGCATACCCGGAATGTTCATAGTTTAAACTGGGAATAAATTCATTATCTACTAAAATAATATATGTATTGTAATGAAAGTTTTGATCATTACTGGTAAAAAGTTCTAATGGTACGATTTTTTTAATATCAGGAACCTTGCCGATCTCTTCTGAAATCTCTCTCATTAGTGCATTGAATGGGGTTGCATCGGTTGGTTCTTTTTTTCCTCCAACAAATCCCCAAGTGCCCGCAGTTCTTCCTTGTGTTCTGTGTAACAATAAGAATCTTTTAGTAGATTTGGATAGAAATAATCCACCACTACAGATAATTTGGTTTAAAGAATTAGTCTCCATAGGGCCTTATCGTAAATACCTTCAAAACTTTTTGACCATTGCTGATTTTCCCATTTATATTGAATACCAGTATATGAATTAGTGATATAAGTTACCGTCTCAGTTTCTGCTGCATCAAATATAATATTCCATTTTGATCCATCCCACTCAATAATGTCATTTGCATATGCCTGAAAATCAGTACCATCTAAATTTTTCCAAGCATCAGGACCGTCGTATCCTGGATCATTAAAACTTGTGTTGATGTTTAAATTTTCAAGAATAAGAAATCTAGTGCCTGATATTATATCATTAGGTGGATTATATGTTTCTGGATTTATAATTGCATCTATACTGCCTCTGATACCTATTATAGTGTTAGTTGGAATTGTGTCAGCATCAAAATTCAAACTCATTTTAGTTTCGTCTGTTGGATCTAAACTTATATAGGCTACTATTTCATTACCATCTGCTTTTTGCAACCTCAATTGACTTAATCCTGCTCTAAACTTACCAGGATACATATCAAGTATCTGTCTCCATGATGTTGTATTTGTTGGTATAGTTTCATTGTCGCCTTGTAAATCTGCCTGTGATTTAATAATAGTTGCCACATTATCTAATACCAATAAATCATAATTACCCGGAGTCACTACAATTCTGGCATCAGAATTCCCTCCAAAGATTGCAACTGCATCTGGATTACTGTAATCTGCTGAAATTTCACCATTACTTAAAGCGTATACATCAGAAATAATCTTAGTAATTATACCTAATTTTTTGACTTTTGCTGGAGGAGTAATCCATATAGGAGATTTAAAATTTAATGTACAGACATCTATATCCTGATCCATGCCCTGCGGAATCGATCTAGATGACCATGTCATAGTGTCCATTGTTAAAACACTGAGACTAGTCCAATCGACGTAATTATCCGTAGTTTGAATTTCTAAGCTGGGATTGAATAACACTACAATTTGTTCCCATAACTGCATTTTTTGATCTGTATTCGTAGCCCAAATATCAGCAGTGAAACTTACTACAAAAGGACTAGGCATAATTCTTTCTATTGTGTAATTAGATCCTTGAGTATATAGATATTGACCAGTGTCGGCATTATATTCTCTTTCTCGTATATTGACTTTACTAATAAATGTAGGATCTTGCAATCTAGAAATTTCGAATTGAATATCTTTGATATAACAGGCAATAAATGGAGCCGTGGGAATTACATTTTCGCTGTTTTTCTTGAGAATTTGTGCTACCTGTCTATTCATATCACCGTAGATAGCCGGTACTCTCGTTAACTGTCCTTTAGCATTTTTATAACTGAAGTTACTCATAACACGAATAAATTGTGTTAAGTATCTTTTCAGTTGTGCATCATAAAAATAATCCACTGTTGTTCCTTATAGATCTGTTTTAGGTCGTAAAATTTTACTTAGAGCCTGACGTTCTTGTACAACTTCGCCTGCAATGGTTGATGTATTAGTATTATTAATAAAACCGGATTTCAAAGTATTCCTTGTTTGTTTACCAACAAAGGTACCAGATGCAGTGTCAGTGTCTCCAAGATTGTTTAATGTCATTCTTACATTATCTTCATACTTAATCCAATTCTTACCATCCCATCTAAATAATCGGTTTGGTAAGTAGTCAGTACGTAAGAAAAATTGTCCATTTACCGGATTTTCAGGAAATGCTAATCCAAATCCATAAGGTTTGCCATTAGGAGGAACTTTATCGCCGGTCAAATATCCTACGTACATATTTCTTTCTGGACTCTTCAACACAATACTAGCATCAAAGCTTGCATTGCTGATACTTGTGTCTTGATTTTCGGTACTTGCATCTGCTACATCTATCAAATTACTTGTGGTATTTTCAGGCAAAACAAAAAAATGTTGTGTCTCATACCCGCTTTTACTAGCATCTTCTTCTGCTTGAGCAATAATTTGATTGTTTATGTCGATATTTTTCTGATAGGTTGAAATTAAATCTCTTAAGGTACTACCATCATCGGATTCTGTATCAAGAATTTCTGCAAATTCTTGACTATCTACTAATGGTACACATTTAGCTCTGATTAGATGAGGATACCAAGTAGCACTGAATCCATTTATAGGTCTTACAACATCTTGCACAACATAAAATCTTTTTAAAGCTGTCAAACTGTTGTCTAAAGCATATTCATCTTTAAGATGAGGTAGTTCAATTACATCACCTGACATTATTTTTCTGCCCAATAATTCTACACAGGTCTTTAAATGAAAGTGTAAAAGTATGGTGTCATTTTGCAAAAAAAGACCAAATTGACTTAGGTTAAAATCTAAATCCTGCATACTGTAAATTCCACGTATCACATATATATCAGGCTCATATCTTCTATCTCTATTTTCCATCAATAATAGATCTTGTATCCCTAGTTCTGGAACATCATTTGCCTGATTAGGAACGATGGCACTAGATTCTCCATCTTGAGGATTTTGAGGTCCTAAATATTTGTGTACAAAGACATCTACTCCGCCGACTTGAAATTCTTCATTGATTAAGCGATCTAAAAATTTAAAATCATTGCCTCTTTCGGGCCTGTAAAGTGATAAACGTGGCATAGTAGTATATTTATAGCTAAATAGAGTTATGACCGAATCCGAAAATCAAAGAGAATCAGTTGTAACTTACATAAAAACTATGCTAGGAAATGGCATGGTTGATGTAGAATTAGATCCTGCTCACTATAATGTAGCTATAGATAGAGCTTTAAGAAAATTCAGACAAAGAAGTAGTAATAGTGTTGAACAAAGTTTTGCATTTTTAACACTTCAAACCGATCAAAATAATTATGTATTGGCACCGGAAATAGAAAATGTTAGAAGAATCTACAGAAGAAGTGTAGGTTCGAGAACAGGAGGCGGTGATGGAGGTAGTCTATTTGAACCATTTAATTTGGCCTATAGCAACACATATTTGTTAACTAGCACTAATATGGGTGGACTAGCTACTTATTTTGCCTTTGCTAGCTATCAAAAACAAGTAGGTAAAATGTTCGGTAGTGAAATTAATTTTATTTTCAATTCTACTACTAAATTATTAACAATTGATCAACGTCCTAGAACAGAAGAAGAAGTTTTAATATGGATAGACAATTACCGTCCTGATTTTGTATTGCTGCAAGATAATTTTGCAGGTCAATGGCTGAGAGATTACTCATTAGCTACATGTAAAATAATGTTAGGTGAAGCGAGAGAAAAGTTCAGTCAAATTGCAAGCCCTCAAGGCAGTACTCAATTGAATGGAACAGCACTTAAAGGCGAAGGTAAATCCGAACTAGAAATGCTAGAACAGGATTTAGTAAATTACAAAGACGGTGGAACACCTCTACATTTCATAATTGGATAATTGCACATAAACGGCAAGAAAACAATTGTGTTATCTACAATGATATGCTATCATTTATTCAAATTATTAGTTCATGTGAATAATGGAAGATAGCATGGAAACAAATTTCAATTCTAAAAAAAATACAGTTATCGGATTTGTGGGTTTAATCGGTGCTGGTAAAGACACAGCAGCAGATTATCTGGTTAACTTTCACGGGTTTCGTCGTGACAGTTTTGCAAATACTTTAAAAGATGCAGTATCTCAAGTATTTGGATGGGATCGAACATTATTAGAAGGTCGTACTGCAGAAGCAAGAGAGTGGAGAGAACAAGTAGACGAATGGTGGGCAGAAAGATTAGGTATGCCCAATTTAACTCCTCGATGGATTTTACAATATTGGGGCACTGAAGTATGCCGACAAGGATTCCATGATGATATATGGATAGCTAGTTTAGAAAATAAAATGCGCAAGACTAGAGACAATATCGTTATATCTGATGTACGGTTTCCTAATGAAATAACCGCAATTAAAAAAGCAGGCGGACTCATAGTAAGAATAAAGCGTGGCCCGGATCCAGATTGGTTTCAATATGCTAAAGATTATAATGCAGGTCCTAGTAAAATAGGATGGGCTTTAGCTAAAGAACAATTGGACAGAAGAAATATTCATGCAAGTGAGTATAGTTGGGTAGGTGGCGATATAGATTTTGAACTTATGAATGATACCACAATAGATGATCTATTTCAACAGATTGAAAATCTTTTACCAAAAAAACGATCTATTCAAACAGAAATTTTGTTAGATCTGATTTAGAAATCAGGTCTCAAATCTCCTTGTTTCCAAGGTAAATTCATTTTTATCAGTATACGTTGGCAATTTGCGCAAACCGTTTTTAGATTATTATATCTATTATTTTTTAAATTGCCGTCTACATAGTATACATTGAACTGCTCTAGATACTTACTAGAAAAACTGCATCTATCACAAACGGTTTTCTTTTTATATCCATGAGTTTTCCAAAGAGGTTGATTTTTTTCATAACCTCTGCAGCAATGATCGCACTTTGATCTATAAAATGTTTTATTATCTTTATGATAATTTATAGCAACTGGTCTTTGACCACATTTTTTACATAATTTACGCATAGATCGCCCTTTTTGGTGCCCTTTTACCTATTTATAACCATGAACTTTTACTAGTTACAACTAAATATATCTAATAATCCATTGAGGAGATTTAACATGGCACTAGGATCACCAGGAGTTGAGGTTCAGGTAATTGATGAAAGTTTCTATACACCAGCTGCACCCGCAACCGTACCTATGATATTTGTAGCAACTGCACAAGACAAACAAAATGCAGCAGGCACAGGCACAGCTCAAGGTACAACAGCAGCAAATGCCGGAAAAATTTGGGTAATTACAAGTCAAAGAGATTTAGTTGATACATTCGGTGTTCCCAATTTCGTTACAGATTCAAGTGGAAACTCTGTTCACGGAGATGAACGTAATGAATATGGATTACAAGCAGCTTATAGTGTGTTAGGTGTAAGTTCACGTGCCTATATTGTTAGAGCAGATTTAGATCTTGGTCAACTAGCTCCTGCTTCATCCGCTCCTGCCGGTGAACCAACAAGTGGTCAATATTGGGTTGATACAGATGCCAGTCTATATGGTATAAATGAATGGAATGCTACTACACAAAAATTCACCACTAAGACTCCATTACTAATTGACGGTACAAATGCAACTGTAGATGCAACTAATTTAATTCCTAATACAAGTTTTGGCAAGATAGGTGACTATGTCATGGTTGTAACCGCCGATAATACTAACAAATTATGGTATAAGAAGGCAGATAACACATGGGTGGAAGTTGTAGATGGATTTGACAGCAAAAGATTGGTAATTGCTCCTCATACAAGTTACCCAAACTTTAATGGTTCTACAGCAACAGGCAGCGTTTGGGTCAAAACAACTCCTGTAGGTGGAGGCGCAAACTGGAGTGTGAAGTTTTACAATGGCAGTACTAAAGCATGGAGCACCTTGACTGTTCCAATTTATGGTAGTACTAGGGAAGCACTTGAAAAATTAGATTATTCCAATGGCGGCAAAAATATTGCAACAGGCAAAGTATTTGTCGAATCTAATTTTGATCATGCTACTACTTCAACTGCGTCTTTCAAACTTTGGAGACGTGCAAGTACTAGTCCTACATCAATTTCATTTGTTGCAAATTCTACAGTAGGTTCAGGCGCTGCGAATTTTTATATTAGAGAAACTTTAGCAAACACTAGCACATGGGGAGCAGTTAAAACGATCAGCATTGCAGGTACTACTTCAACATCAGTGGCCAGTCAAATTCCTGCTGCGGTAAGTGCTGTTACTATGACAAATGTTACAGTAACTTTTGATAGTGAAACAGATACACTAACATTCAGCCATGCACTAGGAGGGGATATTCAATTTAGAGATGGTACCAATACACCATTAAGCGTAGTTGGACTAACTATGTTGACTACTTCTACCAATAGCAACTTGCATACTGGTCCAGTTCATGATGTTGGTAGTTTTGCTGCTGGGGTTGGTCCTGTATATGCTGGAAGCAATTGGAGACCTCTAACTTACGTAGCTAAGACATCTGCACCAACAAATGTACCTACAGATGGAACATTATGGTTTTCAAACGTTTTAGAAGCAGATATAATGTATCATAATGGAACAACCTGGGTAGGATATAGAGATGCAACCGCATTCCCAAATAGCGATCCGGCTGGACCTATTATTAGTGCAACTGCTCCAACAGTTCAAAGTGACGGAACTGCTCTTGTGACAGGAGATATTTGGATTAGTACAGATAATCCTGAAAATTATGGACAAGATGTTTATGTATATGATGCAACATTAACCACATCTAACAAATGGGTGTTACAAGATGTCACTGATCAAGAAACTCCAAACGGTTGGTTATTCGCTGATGCTAGATGGGCAACAAATGGCACAACTTTAGATCCCTCTACAATTAAGGCATTATTAACCAGTAATTATTTAGATCCAGATGCACCGGATCCTGCTCTGTATCCAAGAGGTATTAAACTTTGGAACACAAGAAGAAGTGGTAACAATGTCAAGAAATATATTTCAAACTATATTAATATTGATGCCAACGATGGAGCTAACATTAGATTTAATAATGAATCAATGACAAACTATAAGGCAGATCGTTGGGTCAGTCAAGAAAATCGTGCTGAAAATGGCAGTGGTGTATTCGGCAGAAAATCCCAACGTGCTCAAGTTGTTGCTTCATTAAAAACCACTATAGATGCTAATACAAAACTAAGAGATTCAGATACGCTTGTATTCAATTTACTTGCAGCTCCTGGATATGTAGAAACTATTCAGAATCTAATTACGCTCAATGCAGATAGAGGTTATACAGCATTTGTAGTAGGAGATACACCATTTAGACTATCACCAAGTGGTACTGATTTAACCAATTGGGGTAGTAATGAAAACTTAGTAACAGATAACGGCGAAAACGGTTTAGTCAGTTTTGACGATTATGGCTGTCTAGCTGTATTTTATCCAAGTGGATTTACAAATGATCTCAATGGTAATGGTGTAGTTGTACCTCCATCACACATGATATTGCGTACAATTATTAATAGTGATGCAAAAAGCTATCAGTGGTTTGCACCTGCTGGTATAAGAAGAGGCGGAATTGATAATGCTACTTCAGTCGGTTATATCGATTCATCCACTGGTGAGTTCCAAACAGTATCATTGCATTCGGGATTACGTGATGTATTACAGGGGTCTACTGTAAAAATTAATCCGATTGCAACATTACCAGGAATTGGACTGGTTAACTTTGGACAATTAACACGTTACAGAAGTTCTAGTGCATTAGATAGAATAAATGTAGCTAGATTAATTTGTTATCTAAGACGTCAATTAGGTATTTTAGCTAAACCGTTCTTATTTGAACCAAATGACGAACAGACAAGACGTGAAATCAAAGCAGCCGCAGACAGCTTATTATTAGAGTTAGTAGGACAGCGTGCTTTATATGATTTTATTACAGTATGTGATAGTTCAAATAATACTGCGTCTAGAATTGATAGAAATGAGTTATGGTTAGATATTGCTATTGAACCAGTAAAAGCAGTAGAGTTTATTTACATTCCTTTGAGAATTAAAAATACAGGCGATATTGCTGCAGGACTTTGATGGTAAATACTAACAACTAAGGAGCATTTAAATGCCAGTATCAAGTTTAAATAGATTTTCTGTACCATTGGCAACTAACGATAGTTCTAGTAGCCAAGGCTTATTAATGCCTAAACTAAAATATCGTTTTAGAGTTACACTTGATAGCTTTGGAGTTCCGGGAACACCTACAACTGAACTAACCAAACAAGTCATGAACGTCTCGAGACCAAATTTACAATTTGAAGAAATTAAATTACCAGTGTACAATAGTACTGTTAAATTGGCAGGTAAGCATTCTTGGCAAGATACTGTCTTAACATTAAGAGATGATGTTACTAATGCTGTAACAACATTGGTTGGACAACAACTACAAAAACAATTTGATTTCTTTGAGCAGAGTTCTGCTGCTAGTGGTATTGATTATAAATTTACCATGAGAGTTGAATTGTTAGATGGAGGCAATGGTGCTAACACACCTACTGTATTGGAAGCTTTTGACTTTTTAGGATGTTATGTCAAACAAGTTGAGTATCAAGGAGGTGATTACGGTTCTGCGACAGACATAATGGATATTAAATGTACAATTGCTTATGATAATGCATTACAATATGGTTTAGGTGGTTCTCCGACTGGAATTGGACAACAGATCGGAAGAACAGTTCGTACATTGGCTCTTGGCGGATAATAAAAATCCGTTCTTTAAAGCCGGGAATTTCCCGGCTTTTTTTTTGATATAAATATTACTATGAGTAATGCATTTACAAAATTTTTAGGCGGGGTAGTTAATGGTGTGTTTGGTAAAGGCGCATTGATGAAGGACTATCAACACGCAAATAGAGTTTATGTTCAAAATTCTTATGCACGAGCCCCTAAATTTGGTTTTTTATATTTTGTAAGCTTTAATTTGAATCAAGAAGTTTTACGTCAAACTCAAGCCGATAGATGGTCAGTTGAAAAATATAAGGAAGTAGGATTATTAGCTAAAAAGGCAGATCTTCCTAAATTTCAAATAGCTACAGAAGTGGTTAATCAATATAATAGAAAATCATTGGTTCAAACTGGTATGAAATATCAACCTATCAGTATAGATTTACACGATGATAATTCAAATATAACAAGAGATTTTTGGAAAACATATTTTCAATATTACTATGTTGATTCTAGATATGGTATTGCATTGAATAATAATAGTACACCTGCAGCATTTGAAAATACAAAATACTTATTGACCAATTATCCTTATGGATTGAATAATTTTCAGGATAAACCTTTTTTAAAATCGGTAGATTTATTTGTATTACATCAACAGAATTTTACTCAATATACTCTAATTAATCCGTTAATAACAGATTGGGCACACGATAGTGTAGAACAGGCTGACAATTTAAAAATACTAACAAATAAATTAACATTGATGTATGAAACAGTGCTATATAGAGAAGGAAAAATTACCAGAAGCAGTCCAGAAAGATTTTCAGCAGTATATTATGATACAAGTCCTAGTCCGTTAAGTATAGCAGGCAATGGTACAAACACACTTTTAGGACCCGGTGGAATTATAGCAGGAGCTAGTGCAGTGCTAGGAGGAGAAGGCAATATACTTCAAAAAGCAATATTGGGAGCTAATCTTGTTAGAAACGCAAGATCTATTACAAAGGGTGGATTGAAACAAGAAGGTTACAGTATTGTTACCGGTGTATTAGGCAACGTACAACAGACAGGAAATCAGCCAGGCGGAATCGGATCGGCTATTCAGAATGGAATAAATCAAAGAGGTTTAGGAATTAATATATTCAGCAATCAAAATTCTAGTGTAAATGGCCAAACAACTGCCAAACCTAGCAGATTAACAGGAGTCTAATTTGTCTAATATCTATAGTAATCTTCCACCTACCAATACCAGTAATGAAATGATTAAAGCATTCGATGCATATACTAATCAACCATTGGAATTGGAAGTTAGCACTTTAAATGCAATGAAAGGTTTTTTCGGTCAACGAGGATTTGATAACGATTCTGCACAAACTATTAGCGTGATTATAATTAAACAAGCAAAAAAAGATAACTATAATCCTATGACTATATTAGATACATTAAAAGGTTTAGACAATGTAGAAATTTCTGCTCTTGTATCCGAAATTTTAAATTATAATAGATTTAAAAGTAGTTTTTTAGGCTATAGTAGAGCTGCTAATGTACCCGAAGAAGTTCGAAGAAACATTATTGTATGAGTTTATCCTTTGCAAAAGGCCTTTACCAAGTAAAAAATCCAAACAAATATTTAGGATCAAAAAATCCTATATATAGAAGTGGATGGGAATTGGTTTTTATGAGATTTTGTGATAATAATCCCAGTATACAAGAATGGGCCAGTGAACCTGTTAAAATTCCCTATAGAGATCCACTTACAGGAAAACAAACTGTATATGTGCCAGATTTTTTAGTTGTATATATGGATAAAAATCAAAAGAAACATGTTGAATTAATCGAGATTAAACCAGCCAAACAAACTTTAATAGAAAAAGTCGGAAAAAATCCTTACGATCAGGCACAATATGTAAAAAATGTAGCCAAATGGTCAGCAGCAAATTCTTGGTGCAAAAATAAAGGTATACAATTTAGAGTGATTAACGAAGGTGACATTTTTGTTAACAACTCAAAAAAACGATAAGTATTAGTATGACAAAAAAATTAGAAGAACTTTTAAATTTACCTAGCCAGGATCAAGATCCTATAATTGAAAAAATAGAATCTTCTCCGCAAGTTATCGATCTAGAAGATAAATTAGAACAGTTTGATAAGATTGCATCTGCACTACCTAGAGTTAAGGGATTAGGAGATATCAGTGATGCAGAATTAGATGCTTTAGCAGATAAAGCAGAAAAGGCCTATGATGATTTAATGGACTTAGGTATGAATGTAGAAGCTAGATATGGATCGAGAATGTTTGAAGTTGCTGCACAGATGATGAATGCCGCAATCACAGCGAAAACTAATAAAATAGAAAAGAAATTAAAAATGGTAGACTTACAGCTAAAAAAGTTAGCTATTGATAAAAAGAACAACGAGAAAGATTCTAATACTGTTCAGGGAGAAGGTTATATACTAACAGACCGAAATAGTATAATGGAAAAATTAAAAAATTTGAATAAATAATACATCATGAAAAACTTCAAAGAATATCTAACAGAGTCTAAAAAAGAATATATCTTCAAAGTAAAAATTGCCGGAGATGTTACAACTGAGCAAGAAACTCATATGAAACGTGCTTTAGGTCGTTTTACTGTTGCCGATACATTAGAATCAATGAAAAAAAGTAAAACCCCAATTCAGGCTGTTCCATTAGATTTTCCACAAATAAGAAATTGTGAAGTTAATATTTTTGAATTTACTTTAGATTATCCAACTACACAGCAAGAATTAACAGAATATCTAAGTGCAGAATTGAATATCAGTAAACAAAAACTTGTAGTGCGTAGACCCGGTGAACCCAGTGAAGAATATCAAACACCCAGTGAAGAAAGAAAAGGTGCATTATTAGACGATCCGGATTATAAAGAAGCAGGCACTCCTCAATTCGAAGATTACTATGGTGACAAATATAATAGTGGATTTGTTAAAGAATTAAATGATATACTTAAATTGCAAAGAAAAGAAAGGAACGAAATTATTCCTAATGCATCTAGCAATGATATCATAAAAAATCCTGGTAAAACCACTAACGACTTACCACAAAATAATCTAAGTCCTGTTAGACAACGAGACTACAATCCTATAAGGAAATAAATTATGCAAATGATCGATGTACTAAAACGTCTGGCAGAATTAGATAAGGCCAACCCCAATAGACCAGAATATATAGTAGCAGAAGCACAGAATATTCCGGTAAACATTTCGGAAAGTAAACAAGTAGATGAGTGTGGTATGATGTCAGATATGCCTAGACCTTCTACACCGGCTAGTATTAATATGACAGCAGGCAGCGGTGAAGAACTTGGAGATCTTATCAGAGCAATAGGAAATTTAACAAGTGGTCATTCTGATCATTCTGAAATGAAACCACTAAGTACTACTCCTTCTTTAGGTATTGCCAGTACCGACGGCATGGATATGAAATCTATGATCGATAAGTTAAATGATATTGATCAAGGCCAGGACGATGAAGAGGACTATGCAAGGGAGACATATGATAATACCCCTGCAAATCCCACAGATTTAAACGAATTTGATCCCGAAGATCGCGCACATCACGAAAATCCACCCGGGGCTGCTAAAAATAGGGGATTACAAAATCATCCTATAGCTGTGCCTACTATGGAGCAGATAGGAAATAATTTAATGCATGAATATATGAAATTTATTTCAGGTGATATTAAAAAATAAAGATAGTATGTATACTCATCAAATAGCCTCATTGGAGGCTATTTTTTTTATTAAATAAATTTATGGCCATATATGATAACAAACTTGTAAAAACAGCGAATATAACTCAAAAGTTTACTGAGGAGTATATTGATCATCTTTTAAAATGTTGTGATAATGTCAATGGACCTCACTTTTTTTTAGAGAATTTTTTTTATATTCAACACCCGGTTAAGGGGAAATTAAAATATTCACCGTTCGACTATCAACGTCGATTAATAGATAGTTATCATTCTCATAGATTTAATGTAAATCTATTACCTAGACAGTCGGGTAAGACTACTACAGCAGCGGGATACCTATTATGGTATGCTATGTTTATTCCAGATAGTACTATATTAATTGCAGCTCACAAATACACAGGAGCTAAAGAAATAATGTCTAGGATACGATATGCATATGAACTGTGTCCAGACCATATTCGATGTGGTGTTAAGAGCTATAATAAAGAAAGTGTAGAATTTGATAATGGGTCTAGAATTATAGCTCAAACAACTACCGAAACAACTGGTCGTGGTTTGAGTCTTTCCCTTTTATATGCTGATGAATTTGCATTCGTTCCGCCCAATGTTGCTTCTGAGTTCTGGACTTCGATATCTCCCACTCTTGCAACAGGTGGTAAGGCAATTATCACAAGCACTCCTAATTCCGATGAAGATCAATTTGCATCCATATGGAAAGAAGCAAACATGAAATTTGATGAATTTGGAAATGAACAGCTTCTTGGCAGAAATGGATTTTTTCCATTTAAGGCACATTGGAGTGAACATCCTGAGAGAGATGAAAAATGGGCCAATGAAGAACGTAGTAGAATCGGTGAAGAAAGATTTAGGCGAGAACATGAATGTGAATTTCTTGTATTTGCAGAAACACTGATTAATAGTATCAAATTGGCAGATCTTGAAGGCAAAGAACCTACTATGAAAATGGGACAGTGCAGATGGTATAGGAAAATAAATGCAAAATGCACTTATGTTGTAGCATTAGATCCCAGTTTAGGAACAGGAGGGGATTACGGTGCAATACAAATTATCGAATTACCTACTTTTAATCAAATGGGAGAATGGCATCACAATCTAACTCCAATTCAGGGACAAGTTCGCATTTTGCGAGATATTTGCAAATATATCAATGACGAATGTTTGTCCAAAGGTGTTCAGCCTAGTTTGTACTACAGTGTAGAAAATAATACAGTTGGAGAAGCCGCATTAGTTTCAATTAGTCCC